AACGCAAGACAAACAAATACGGTGCCAGAAAGACTACTTTTATGGGAATTAAGTTTGATTCCAAGTGGGAAGCAGAGCGTTGGGGTGAACTTACAGCTATGGAAAAGGCTGGTTATATCGTAGATCTTGAAAGACAAATCTCATATGAGATTATGGTCAACGATCAAAAGATTTGTAAATATGTGGCTGACTTTCGTTATAATAAAGTAGATGATCATGGTAATCTTGAAGAGGTTGTTGAAGATGCCAAGGGCGTGGAAACCTCTGAATTTAAACTCAAAAAGAAACTCATGAAAGCCGTTTACGGAATTGAGATTTACCTCTCTAAAAAAAATAATACAAATTTTCTCAAAATACGCTTGACTTGAAAAGATTGCATGCTTATCTTCCAGTTGTATCTAGCGATATAACCTTTGTGGAGAATCACATCTCCACACAACTTTGTAACGGAGAAGTGAGCATGAACTCATTTAATCTATCTAATGATCTAACCGCTTTGTTTGACAAGCGTGAAGATCTCAAATCTCAAATTGACGATCTGCAAAAAGAATTGAAGATCGTTAACAATTCTCTCAAAGACCAGTTCGAGGAAACTGCCAAGATGCAACTTGCACAACAAGGCAAGGATTTTGGTCAGACTTCTATGAATAGTGGTGATTTCAAAGTCACTGTTGATTTTCGTAAGAAGGTCTTATGGGATGAAACTATTCTGTTGCGTGTTCTCAACTCTTTGGATGAGGACACAGCTAGGCATCTTGCTACTGTGAAATACAGTGTGCCGGAAGCCAAGTTTCAGAATGCCACACCAGATCTCAAAGCAGCATTGTCTGAGGCTCGTACCGTTGAGTTGCAGGGCGTGTCTGTTGATCTTAAAAGAAGGGAGGAAAGTTAATGCTAAAAATAATTAGCGCAGAAGAGCGGCTTGCCGAAAAGCGCGGTCACAAGATCGTGATTGGCGGACCGTCAGGTGTGGGGAAGACATCACTGGTGCGTACCTTGGATATGGACAAAACATTGTTCATGGACTTGGAAGCTGGTGATGCCGCTATCGAAGGATGTAAGGTTGACGTTATCAGGCCGCGTACATGGCCTGAGTGCCGAGACTTTGCATGCTTCCTTGGTGGGGGCAACCCTGCATTAAATGAGGACTCACCGTATAGCATGGCGCATTACGAATATGTGTGTCAGACCTATGGTGATCCAGAAAAGCTGTTGAGTAAATACGATACGATTTTTATCGATAGTATTACTGTGGCTGGTCGGCTTTGCTTTTCGTATAATCAAAATCAACCAGAGGCTAGATCTGATCGCACAGGTAAGTTAGACACTCGTGCGGTTTATGGCGCTCAAGGTCGTGAGATGATGCAATGGCTTACACACCTTCAACATATTCGTGAAAAGAATGTAATTTTTGTCGGCATTCTTGACGAAAAGACTGACGATTATGGACGCATCACTTACGACTTGCAGATTGAGGGTGCGAAGACTGGGCGTGAATTGCCCGGTATTGTGGACGAACTAATCACGATGACAACGCTGACTGCGGACGATGGCACTAAATTCAGAGCCTTTGTCTGCGACACACTAAACCAGTGGGGCTATCCTGCTAAAGACAGAAGCGGCAGACTTGACGCTGTTGAAGAGCCGCATCTTAATAAGTTGTTTGAAAAAATGTCTGGCCCTAGACCAGAGGCCATGAACTTTGTAAATCCAAAAACGGTCAATAATAAAACAGAAGAGGAAAACGTAGATGCTTGACCTAAATAACGTACCGCCAATGGAAGGCGGAAGTGGAGACTTTGAACTCATTCCTGATGGCACTGTCGTTAGCGCTATCATCAAGCTTGAAGGTGGCGACACTGAGATACCAGAGTATGGTGCTGGCACCTACTTTAAGCAATCCCAAACCACTAGCGCAAAATGGTTGCCGATTGAGTTGACCATTATTGGCGGTAACTTTGACAAGCGTAAAGTCTGGCAGAACATCTTTGTTGATGGTGATGCAAAGGACGAGAATGGTATGTCTAAGGCTAGAAAGATTGGTTTGAACACCATCAAGCAGATGGTTGATAGTGGTTTTGGTATTTCTCCAAAAGACGAGAGCGAGGACGCTATAGCAAAACGTGCGTCTATCCAAGGTATTCACATGATCAACGGTATGACCATTTCTTGCACGTTGGGTATTGAGAAGGGTCGTGATGGTTACGCTGATCGTAACAAGATCAAAACAGTCTTGACACCAGACTCGCCTAATTATATTCAAAGTACAGGACAGGCTGCACCTGTCGCGCAAGCGCCAGTTGCACAAGCACCAGTGGCTCAATCTCCTGCACCGCAACCGACTACAGCAACAGCGGGGGTAGCACCATCATGGGCGCGATAGAGAAACTGTGGGCATTTATTAGCGGCAAACCTCAAAGGGTCGCTAGATCCAGTAAGGGGGGCGCTGGAGCCGTAAAGCCCCCCACTTTCGACATCAAGTTTGAAGATGGTGTTCCGCCACACATGACTCATTCTATCGATGACATTCCTAAACTCGCAAAGAAAACATTCAAGATGATTTCGCGCAAGAAGGGAGCGACAATTGATGAGATACATGTTGCTGTTGGTAACAAAAGGGCATCTGTCTATAATCATATCTACCTGATTAAAAAGGCTGGCTATGAGATTGTGAAGACCTACGATAAAAAGTCAGGTACTCACAGGTATAGACTAGGCTAGTACGATGATCTTGCGTGAGTATCAGGAAGTCGCTGTAAACGATGCTTCTGATGCGTTAGACAAGCACGGTAACACTTTAGTCGTTGCGCCAACCGGGGCTGGAAAGACAATCATGCTTTCCGCTTTGGTTGGTAAGCGTCACAAAGGTTCACAAAATGTGCTTGTGCTACAGCATCGAGATGAACTCGTTTCACAGAACTCCAATAAATTCCACCTTGTAAATCCATCCTTGAAGACTAGTGAAGTAAACGCTGCACAAAAGGATTGGTCAGGTGACGCTGTATTTGCAATGGTACAGACGCTTTGCCGCGAGAAAAACTTGGACAATATGCCCAAAGTTGATTTGATCGTGGTTGACGAAGCGCATCATACCATTGCGGATACATATCAACGTATCATTAACGCCGCAAAGGAGGCTAATGAGGGGGTTCAAATTGTTGGCTTTACCGCTACCCCTAACCGTGGCGATAAGAAGGGCTTACGGGACGTATTTACGAACTGTAGCCACCAAATAGAAATATCCACGTTAATTCGTGAAGGGTTCCTCGTACCGCCAAAGACATATGTGATTGATGTTGGGGTGCGGAGTGAGTTGAACGAAGTGCGCAAAACTATATCAGACTTTGACATGGCGCAGGTTGAGCGGATTATGAATCGCCGCGCCATTAACAAGCGTGTGGTTGAAGAGTGGGAGGATAAAGCTGGTGATCGCCAGACGATTGTGTTCTGCTCAACTGTGCAGCATGCCGAAGATCTGTGTGAAGAGTTTGTAGCTTACGGTGTTGATGCTGAAACGGTTACGGGCGAAACACCAAAAGATGAACGTGAGCAAATCTTACATGATCTAAGCACTGGAGACATTCAGGTTGTTGTCAACGTGGCTGTGTTGACAGAGGGCTTTGATGCTCCACCTGTCTCCTGCATCGTGTTAACTCGCCCATGCTCATACAAAGCAACGATGGTGCAAATGATTGGTCGCGGATTGCGTACAGTAGATCAGGAAGAATTTCCCGGTGTTGTTAAGTCTGATTGCATTGTCATGGACTTTGGTACGTCTGTATTAACACATGGATCGCTTGACGATGCTGTTAATTTGGATGGTGGTCAAAGTGATGTGGATGGCGAGGCTCCAGTAAAGATATGCCCTAACTGCGATGCCGAAATACCGTTGAATACACGAGAATGTCCTATGTGCGGTCATGAAGGGCAGCGTCCAGAACCAGAAATATTAGAAGATTTTGTTCTGACCGAAGTAGATCTCATGGAACGATCTCCGTTTCGATGGATGGATTTGTTCGGTAATGGGGTGTGCATGTCTGCATCTGGATTTAATGGTTTTGCAATGATTGCTAATGTTGATGGGCTTTGTATTGCCGTTGTCAAAAAGAAAGATGGCAAGACACGAGTGATCTCTATTGGAACTAAGAGACAGGTTATGGCGGCTGCTGACGACTTTATGAGACAGAATGAGACTGGAGATAGCGCGAAAAAGACCAAGCGTTGGCTGAATGATGCAGTTAGCCCTAAACAACGGGAATTGTTAGCAAAAAATGGTGTTCATGTAAGTCCTATTGATTTTTCATGGACTAAGTACAGAGCCGCTTGTATGTTGAATTATGTCTGGAACAAGACGTTTATTGATAATTTAGTCAATAATGTAGTGTCAGAAAAGAGAAGCGCATGAACCGGGGTGAGATAAAATTAACAGTATTGTTTGAAGATGATGTCTGCGTTGAAGCGACATACTTCATGCTGTTCAATGATCCTAATAACAAGGAAGAATTGCAAACTGCAATTACAAACATGTTGTACAAATTTATTGAGGGCAAAGAAGAAACTTTTGAGGGTGCAGTGGCAGAAATTGATGTTCAGGATGTAGAGAATGTTTATGTTTGCACATATGGCCCGTTATCAAAGGAGGCTATAGAATGGATACGGGAAGAGGAGTACCAGACTCTTCACTAAAACAAGTAGGAGAATTGTTCGGGAATATTGGTTGGGAAAAGCGATTATGTGACTTAAACGAGGAGGAAGTGTTAGCTATAACACTAATCCTGAAACGAATATCAGAAGGGCTTGATAATGAATACTCTAGCACAGACCTTACAGAAATTTACTTCCGATACGGAGGCGGCAGAATCGGCCTCACAGACTCGGACATCCCTTTCTGATGCAGAAAATATCATCAGGGAACTTGATCGGGCGATTGTAGAGAAAGAAAGTAAGCAACCAAAACGCAGGTATCTTGGTGCCTCTAGCCTTGGTGATCCATGCTCACGCAAGCTCCAGTACCGATACATGAACCAAGAAGTTGATGAGGGTAAAGGGTTTCCTGCGAAGACATTACGCATATTTGGGCTTGGTCATACCATCGAAGATATGATGATTATGTACTTCCGTGACGCTGGCTTTGATCTGCGGACAGAGAAAAAAGGCGAACAATTTGGGTTTGAGACTGCTGGCGGCGAAGTCAGGGGTCATATTGATGGAGTCATATGTGGTGGTCCGCTGCACCTTTCATACCCTATGTTGTGGGAATGTAAGTCAGCATCTGAAAAGAAGTTCAATGAATTTGTTCGTAAAGGTGTAGCAGAAGCCAACCCGGTGTACGCAGCACAAGTTGCACTATATCAAGCTTACATGGATCTTACTGAAAATCCTTGTGTATTCACGGTGTTAAACAAAAACACAAGCGAGATATACATTGAGATGGTTCCGTTCAACAGTGAGCTTGCACAAGCTACCAGTGACAAAGCAGTGCAAATCCTGAAAGCTACAGAAGCTAACGACATGCTGCCGCGTGTTGCACA